TCTTGGGGTATCGTGGTGCTTTGCATGGTATCCAGCACCTACTATAAGTAGATTCCAAAACCAGGCATTACGTCTGACAGATTCCAGATCAAAATGAAAACAATTAATAATAGTTTCTCCGATATGACACAACGCCACCGGAAATACAAAGGCTACCATGAGCCAGTCAAAACCAAAAAAATAATAAATCGCGATCCACGTTCCATGAAACCATAACATATGAGTATAATCAAAGAACCGGTAAATAGGGTCTTCGAAACTTTTTCTCGCCATCAAATTAACTTTAGTATCTGTTATCGTGATGGTCATTAACACTGGCAGCGCCGCGCGCAGCACTCCTAACAATTTGTTGCCAGATAAATTAGGTGTATGTGGATCACGTTCAGTATCGGTATAACGATGATGGGTTAAATGAATTAAGGCCCACTCGTTAGGGCCGGCTTGTGTTGATAGTCCACCAAAATAAGTTAAAATTATTTTCCAAAAAGTGTTAGTTTTGTATGATTTATGTGCCACTAAGTGATGATAGGCCATGTTTATGCCTACCATGCCTAACAATTGTGTCATAAACCACACTACAATTAATCTATAATCAAGATAGTTCCATATAAACGTAAAGAATAACGCGATGCTAACCGTGTAACATAGTGAAATATAATATTGTGGGAACTTTTGATACCAGGTCATGTCTTAATCCAGTCTATAAAATATTTTATTGGGTAGTCGTTGGAATAATCACGTGGTCGTTCATGATGTTCTTTGTGATTGCCTTCGCCACCAATAACTATATTTATCCATTTACGATTTTTATGTACAAAGTCAATGTCGTAGTGAAACCAATTTACAAAAAATTGACTAATTAATGAGTAACCAATAGGAAAACAGAACGCTAACAAGAACCAGTCAAACCCAAACAACCACCAAATCACGATCCCCGTTCCGTAAACCTGGATTGGTGCCCACTTGTGCAAGAACATAATAAACTTATTCGTCAGCAAATGCCTAACACCCACCAACAACTTAACGTCCGGCTGTGGTATGTTCATCCAGTATGGTAGAAACGTTCTTAGCCAGCCTACAAACCAGCTGTCCTCGGTCCACGGTGTATGTGGATCCATGTCTGTTCCAAGATGCCGGTGATGATGTAAGTGTGTTGCGACCCAGCCTACCGGCCCTGCAACTGTACCATACACACCAAAGAAAGCTAAAAAGTTATACCAAAACTTTGACGTGCGAAATGCTTTATGAGTAAACAATCGATGATAACCAACATTCGTACCCAGTGTTCCTACCAGAACAGCTAATATGTATGTAATGATTAATCGTGGATCTAAGTTCCAGATGTATTGCCACACCCAACCCAATGTAAAAAATGTAATGAGAAGATACGTGATGGTAAGATAATGCCGATCATATTTTGTAGGAATAATTTCTGTCATTTATAAATACGAACCAGTTTACATACTTTTAACGAATCATTCTTAATTGTAACTTCAGAACTTGTTTGTTTTTTCGTAGCGTGTTTAGCAATAGCTGTCCCTGCTATAGAACAAGTATCACCAAAAACAATGTATGTGTCGTCCCCTGGTTTCGTACTTACAACACTTTCTCCTGGCAAGATGTCTATTTGTTCAAATGTCCAGCCTGGATAGTGTTGCATCGGACATAACAATACAGTGTTGTCCTCCATAATTGTAACTTCAGCAGAAGTACAATATGGTTCATAAAACATATGGCCTGCTCGCCATGAATCTGTACGATATTTTTGTACAGTCGTTGCTTCTAAAAAACCATCACCGCTTGTAGGTAGTTCTGGTAAATTAGAAAGACCCGCGTGGTGCTGGTCTAATAGCCCTTTAAAAACATCTATGTGTTCGTTTTGAAACACAGATGTTTCGTCCCACTCATAACGAATTTTAATACTCCCTTCTAATAAAAAATAATTAGTATTAGATTTTATTAAAAAATTATGATCTGGATGATAAGTTAGTAAAAAATTATCTTCAGCATCCTTGGTATATTCATTAACACTTTCACGTTTTATTCTTTGTTTAACTTTAGTGTTTTGACTAATTGATATTTGAATCTGGTTATCAATATTTCTAACGTCAAAAGGTACATTAAATATCATATTTCCTCCGAGGTTATTGGGCTTATCGCCGTCGGATGATTTGGTTTTAACCATTCCTCTATTTCATCAGGTTCACTAATTTTACCTTTTTCTACAATCATCCATTCTTTTGTAATATATAAATCTGGGTCATAACCAAGTTCAATCATCCATTTTTTTGCTATTCTATTTTCTTCCCTTAACACAAACTCGTCATACTGTTCGTGGCCTTCTCTAATACACATATCGTGTACAGATAAACTTGATTCTGTATTATGTGTCCAAACTAGTTTTACCTCTTTAGCAGTTTTATTTTCATTAGTTTCTTCGTCAAAATAAACTACTTCGTCGGGCATGTATGAAGATGTTCTGGTGAAATCTGATAAATCCATTTAGTTTTGCCCACACCCAGCACAGTCCCAATCACCTGCACTTTTATCTTTTTGTCCAAGATATTTTGCAGACAAAAACTCCCAATCACGTGAATGAAAGTTTTGTATAAATAAACCTTTTGCAACATCAGCGCTGGTTGCAATGTAACGCATTGTCATTTCTTCAGGAGAAGTTGTTTCTGACTCTTTGTTTAAAAAAGTTATTTCAAATATGTTTTCAAGATCAGACATTTAAAAAGCCTTTACAACAATAGTTTGGCCTAAAGCATCCCAATCACCTGATATTTTTGATGCTAATGTCTGACCTAGTGCAGCAGAACACATAGACTGATTATCACTATTTGAATAATAGTTCAGGGATCCGTAAGTTCCACAGAAACATAAAGCTGGTGCAGCCGCACATTGCCCAAAAGCAGTTCCTGATCGGAATTGAAGATCTAGATTACCACTTGTGTCATAAAAATAAAAATTACGAGATGTCCAATTACTGTCTCCAACAACACCTGCTGTTGGGCCAGCGGAGTGTTTAAGGTGAAAATTATTATTACTGGCACCATCGTTATAACAAGCTGTCATTGTATAGGTACTAGTACCAATTTTGTAAGAGTCACTTATAGCTGCAGGTAGATTAGGACCTCCTACTCCATAACTAGTGTAGGCTGCTTTGCCTCCATAAGCGTGGCTGCCTCCTGTAAAAGAAGAATAATCACTTTTGTTTTTAGCCCCATAAAAATCAGGAATTTCAATTTGCGCTGTCGTACTAGTGGGTATGTCTGCATTTGCTGGAACAGCAAAAACATAAGTTCCTCCTCTGTTATATGTACTCATCGTTACATTAGAAGAAGGACCAGAAAATTCTGCCCTAATACTATTAAAATCTAATTGTCCACTTGATGGTAATGTCATTTTAATTCTAGCTCCTCAGCTTGTGGAATTTTCCATTTTGTAGGATTTATGTCACCAATGCTGTAATTACCCCAATGTTCATGGTCTTTGTATATATCAGGCACATATCCCCACGACGAAAACATAAGAGAAATACGACGTTTAGCGCTTTTATTCCTTACTTTAGTTATAGCATGATATATAGGCTTGTCAAAAAGTACCATATGGTTTTCTCTAGGCTCAATAACCAACATTTCCGAACCTTCTCTAACTCTATATCTTTCATCTAGTATAGGTCTACCTATAATATATTCTTCGGTCGGCAGTAATAATAGCTCTCCGCCCTCCATTTTTTCATCTATATTTATATACAGTATGTGAGTATTTAAAGGAAACTGAACGACCATTTCAGTGTCCTCTTTACCATATTTTGCTGTGTCTATTTTAGCCTGCAACTCGTTAGCATCTACGTGAAATAAGGTTGAGTCAATTTGGTCCCTTACCCAATACTCTACGTGGTGATCTCTTCCTATTAAATGTCTAATTATTTCTTCTATAAAATTAGAAGATTCTTGTTGTCTTCTGCAAAAATTGTATGTTGGTATTTCTCCACAATGGGTTGTGCAAAAATCTTTTAAATCTCTGAAACGAGCAGCATCTAAAACATTCTTAGAATAGTATATATTTTCTTTTATCATACCAATCTTGCTTGCTTGAAATAAACTATCCCCTCATCAAAATCAAAGCTGTGTGGGTTTCTTAGAAGTTCGTCCGGAGTAACCGCACCCATTCTTGCCCAGTTAGTATGGCCGTATAATTTTTTACAAAGGCGATCCACGGTGCACGCTGGTAGGTCCACTACCAATGCGTCCTCAGTAGATTCCGGTATCCACTCTATTTCAAATTCTTCTACTTCCATAACTATTTCGCTTCTCTCCAACCTGGAAAATCACCAGCATCAAACTCATCTCTCATATCCTCTGCTCGTTGTTCTATTTGTTCTTTTTCTTTTTGAGACCAACCTTTCCAAGAAAAATAACCAGTTGTAAAAAGTTCTTGAGCAGCTTCTTCCATTTCACCGCTCTTATCTAAATCTTCGTCTTCTCGCCATGGCATAAGTTTACTCCTTCAGTTGTGATGCGTAAGGATCTGTTGACAACTCACGTTGTCTTTTTTCTGGTCGCTTACCCATAATTATATCTTCCATATTTTTGTGTAGATAATTTGCCATTTGACCAATAACATTATCTTGAGAAAGTGTGTCAACTAAATCTTTCAACGACTCACCATGTTGTAAACATCTAGATATAAGCTTGCCGCTTGCGCGTAGTTCTCTATCTAAATATGAGTCTGTAGGTTTTAACTTAACCCAAAAACCCATAGGTGTTAGTCCGGTGTCGTTTGCTGTATAATCTAATATACCAACAACTTTTCGACCATCTATCGGCAGAGTGAAAGTAGCACTCATCATCCTATTCGGAATCTCTATTCTCATAATTTTATCGTCCTGTAATGTCATCTCCGTGTTCCTCGATAAATTGGTATAAACTAATATTAGTCTCCTTCACCTGTACTATCTCGTGCCACATTGTTTCTATTGTACTTTCTAATTTAACAATATATCTAGAATTTACAATAATAACTATTAAACAAATAAATATTGTAAAGCCAGACAACAAAAAATTAGTGTACGCTTTTATTTCCGTAAGTATTTTCTTCTTCATTGTTGATTAAGTCCTCCAGTTTTTGTTCCCACATTCTTTTCCATTCGGGGTCTTTTGCTCTTTCAGCAGCTTTTCGTAGGGAAGATACCCTAACTAAAAATATTACATATTCATCGTCGTTATCCATCCGTATTCATCCTCCGGGTCTAGTGGTCCCATTATTTACCTACCTCTGGTAAAGTTTCTCCTGACCATTTTGTTTTAGATTCAATCCCACCTTCGACATTAGTCCTTGTTTGATCTACTGGTAGCATTACATAACCATTGTGAGTTGTTACTTTCATCCCTAAATGCATAAATTCTTCTTCACACATAGGACAATCCATTTCAACTTCTTGAACTTTTATAAAACTGTTGCCATCACAACGAGGACAAATAGTTTTAACGAGATCTACCATTTTTCTTTTTTATTTTTTGTTTAAGTAAAAAATCAATTAGTGTTTGAATACTAACAGGAACCTCAAAATGAGATTTTGCTAATGATTCCAAACGTTTATGTGTATCCACAGATACCGAAACCGATTTAAAATTAGGGTTTGCTGGCATGTTTCTTTCTCCTTGTTGTGTTATTGTATGGGACAATATATATCAAATATAAGATTTGACAATATTTTATTTTAATTTATTTTATACATATCTTCATCACCTTCATGTGTCGGGTGTTATTTCTTTTCCTTTTTAGCATCCGACACTTTTTGTTTTTTTAACATACATTTAGCACACCAAAAAATACGGTATTTATCATAAACCACCGCTTGTTTATTACATTTATTACAACTAGGAGATGTCACCCCAAGAATTACCTTTTTCATAGTCTACTTTATTTGGTACTAATAGCTCTGCGGAAGCTTCCATAACTTCAATTATTTTTTTAGCTTGCTCAGCTGATTCAACTGAAACATCAAGTTCGTCATGCACCTGTATGTGAGGCACAACTCCTTCTTTATATAAATTTAACATTGCTCTTTTAGTCATGTCAGCTGCTGATCCTTGTATCAATTTATTTAAAGCCTTATAAGTAAAAGCTCTTTTTAAAAACTGACCATATTCTTTTCTAGCCTGTTCAAGAGGTAATGGAGTAGAAACCCCAAACTTATCAGGTTGCCATAAATCAAAATGACATGCCCTTCCCTCTAATGTTCTTATCTTTCCTGCGTCTTCTGCTTGCCGCGTTACGCGTTCCGATATCATTTTAACAAAGGGAGCATTTCTGTGATACTCTTTTAATAAGTCCTCTGCTTCTTCTTTCATTAATCCTAGTTCTGACATTAATTTGTTTTTACCCATGCCATACATAATACCAAGATTAATAGTCTTAGCTTGTTTACGTTCTATGCCGGCCATGTCTGCAATCATCTGATGAAAATCAGCTTCACCTTTGTTGTATGCTTCAACGATTGTACTAGCGCCTTCCATATTCATTTTATGTGCGTAATGTACTAATATTCTAGGTTCTTGTTGTGAGTAATCAAAACAACCCCAGGTACAATCTTCTTCAGGAATAAATATTGAACGCAACATAGGACCAAGTATTTTATGTCGTGCTGGAATCTGTTGTAAATTAGGGTTAGAATAACTAAACCTACCTGTTACTGTTCCACCATCGTCACTACGTATTTGATTTATATCAGCATGTATGCGTCCGTTATGTTCGTGTTTTAAAATAGTCTCTATAAACGTAGAGTTCATTTTATCTAGCTCTCTACAATGAACTAATTTTCGTGCAAATTCATCCGGGTGAGTAGCTAAAAAATTTTTAGTAAAACTTGGAGCCCCTTTTTCTGTTCTGTCAAAAGAAATATTAAGAGTTTCAAAAGCTTCAGCAATAGATGCTGCCGACCAAATCTCTACGTCTTTACCACAAAGTTTTTTTAACTCCGACCTGGTTATTTTCTCTTCCGACTTTAAATGTTTTCTAGTTGCAGCTGCCTTTTCAAGATCTACTCTAACTCCTTTAAATTTCATATCAACTAAACAAGGAAATAAATCAATCTCTAAATTAAAAACTTGCCATAACTCTTCTTTGTCTAATTCTTTTTTTAATGAATGCCAAAGTTTTAAAGTTGCTTCAGCATCTTGTTCAGCATACTTACCTACAAATGGTGCAGGCAATCTCCACATCTCTGACTTAGGATTAACTCCCCAATTTTTTGCTGCTTCTCTTAATAAAGATTCATCTTTTCTAACGCCCGCGTATTCTCTTGCAACAGAATCTAAAGTATAACTTCTTCTGTTTTCATTTATTAGTGATGCTGCAATCATAGTATCTATGATACGACCATTAATTTTTAAACCCATAGAACGTATCCAAGACACGTCATACATTGCATTGTGAAATATTTTATCTGCAGGTAAATCTAGAATAGTTTGAAACCATTTTAATACTGTCTTCTTTCCTAAACATCCTCTCTTGTCTTCGTGTGCAAAAGGTAAATAACCTTTCCAGCCATCAACAGCAACTGCAATACCAATCACTTCGCCATCACCACGTATAGCTCCAGAGCCCATTGTCATTAAATTTGGATCTCGTGTTTCTAAATCGATTGCTATTTCTTTAGCTGAAGATAAGTCTAAGCCTAATAGAACTGGAGGAACCCAATCCGTAATAGGTTGAAACATTGGTACCTGTAAGGGCTTCACTTATACTCTTCCTTTAATTTATTTAAAAACCAAATAGCTTTATCTAAATCTTCCAATGGTTTACCTTTATGTTCGTGCCTCCAAATATATTTTATAGCTGAACCTTGAAGATAATATTTAAAACCATCTCCTTGACACGACTTGATAGCATCAATACAACCGATACCACCTTTGTTATAGTGTGATGGAAAGTTTACGGGATCGTGTTTTTTAGACATACGTGCATTCTCCTGTGTCTACGTTTACATTTAAAATATTTACACCAAGATTTTTTTGTATTGGTGTTAATGATCTGTTTATTTTATAGCCGTCGCGCTTCCTTCTACATTCTGATTTCACGTCGATGAGTATAACCTCATATTCTTTTATTGCAACTAAATCAACAGCTCCTTGTTGAGACATGTTTCTACACACCAAATATCCTTGATCCCACAACCACATTGCAGCTATGTATTCTGCTTTATCGCCTTTTACATGTTCATGAAATCTCATATTTCATATCCTCTTTCATAATTTTTTGGTTCCAGGATATGTAAGTTTTCTCTTGCTCTAGTAGTGCCAACATAAAAAAGCCTATGTAGTTCGTCAGGATTTCTGTCGTGCTGTTCCTTAGCTGTTTTTGATATGTCTTGAAATAATAATACATTATCACACTCACCTCCCTTTGCCCCGTGTATGGTTGACATACTTATTCGTGGAGTCTTTGTAATCTTTTCATTGTTTGCTAGCATGCTTCTTATATAGTTTTCTGTATAACCATCTAACTTTTTAAAAGCTTCATACCAAACTTTATCAGTTAATAATCCGTGATCCGCGGTGCACGTTTTGTGATTATAGTACGAATCTTCTTTCAAAGTTTTTCCTGTCTTATATCCATAAGCCACATTCTCTCCTAAGTAGCTGTAGACATCTTTTATATCCTTAGAGTTTAAAGTAGTTTCACCTAGTCTAAACTTTTCCCAATCTTGAATTGATTTTAATAGTTTTAAAGGTAAAGAGTTTCTACCTTTCTTAGCATAGTACCATCCCCTTTGTTTACAAAGTTCTTCAGCATCTTCCAGGATATAATTAATACTAGCTAATACTAACCAGTTTCCTTTTGACATATCTATTTGTTCAATATTAGAATAACGTTCACTGCTGCCAGTTATTTTAGTTTTTACACCCTTCTTATATTCTCTTTCAAAACAAGGCTCATACTCTTTTTCATATCTATGCTCTACTCTATCTATTATTGTTTGCGCTAATTCATGAATTGCCGGAGGTACTCTATATGATTTACTTAAAACACGGATATTGTCGACTTGGTCGTCCAGCCCGAGGAAATGATCCACATCGGCTCCTGCCCATTTGAATATAGCCTGATCATCATCGCCTGCGATGTGAGTATTAGTAGATCTTTCCCAGAGATTTTGCACCAGCTTCCATTGGAGTGGAGATAAATCTTGGGCCTCATCGATGAACAAGACAGTAAATCTTGGAGCCAAATCCGACTCCACAAACCTCTGTAACATATCTCCATAATCTAATAACCCCGTTTCTTTCTTATATCTTTTTAATTCCCTATCTATAAGATAAAGCTTATCTCTTTCTATGTCTACATAATGTGTATTGCGATCATATAAGTCTAGCAAAGGTATGTTCATTGCTCTTGCTTTATCTATTAATCGTAGGTATTCGTTGTCAGTGTTAAACGTTCCATCTTCTTCATTACTATAAGTAGATTTTAAATGTAAAGGTATGCCACAGTTTTTTCCAAAATCATTATAGTTTTCTTTTTGCATCACCTGTGATTTTTTTAGTCTAAGCTGATTGAATGCCAATGAATGTAAAGTCCTAAAATAAGGAAAGTCTTCTTCAGTATACATTGAAAACTTTTCCATAGCTCTGCTTTTAGCTTCAGTAGCTGCCTTCTTTGTAAAAGAAAAATAACCTATGTCTCTAGGATCAACGCCTTCGTCTAAATGTTTTTTAACTATATTTAAAAGCTCAGTTGTTTTACCTGTACCTGGAGGACCTAAGATTAATTCTTTCATTAGAAAGGTACCTCTTCTTCGTAGGACTTTTGAGAAACATCTGATTCATATCTCTTCATAGCTTTTATTTTTACAAGACGAGGTGTTTGATTTTTAATCTTTAATCTGACCTCTTCTACAAATATATCTTTTAATTGTTTTAATAAATTACCTGTTTTAGTTTTATCCATCTCCCAGTTATTACGTTTGGCAAATGCAAAAAAATCATCCATCTTAAATAATGTTATCTTCTTATCATCATCGGTCCACGCTGCTTTATTCAATATGTCTTCCTTAGTTCTTGCTTGTGCTCTATGCACTGTAAAGTCATACAATAAATTTTCTAACTGTTCGTTGCTGTTTAATGATTCTAACGGCTCTATCTCTTCTAAGTTTAACATAAGTTGTTTTAAATAAATCTCTCTCCAGTCTTTTGCTTTTGGTATAGGAGATATAATATTAGCTTGATCCAATAAAGCCAGTGCAAATAAATTAGCATTGTGTAACTGTTCTGTTTTTAATTCTATTCTTTTGCCATCTACATTTAAAAACCATTGCGGTGGGTTAGATGCTATCTTACTTAATGTATCCATCTCCGGCATCTGCTCTTCCTCGAACCCAACACCAAATCTTTTAGTTCTACATTTAGCAGCATTACATACTCCACAAATAGGTTGGTCCTTACATCTATATTTATCATAACCCCTTTTATTAACTGATACTAAAAGTGCCTGTACTTCTTTATAGTTTAACGGTGGATTCATCCACTTAGTATTGTCCTCCATAACTTTGTCTTCCCAGTTATCCGGGTTAGCTTGCTTATGATATACAGCTACATTAAATAATGCATTATTACGTGAGCCTTCACCAAAACCTTCGTCTGCTAATTTATTTAAACATGGTGGCCCATCTTTAAATGCTTCTTCTTTTACAACCTTGCCCTTTACTACAATAGATTCTATTTGCGCTTTAGTCTGTACTGAGTCGTCATAGATTTTATAAAACTCTTCTAGACTAGCTTCTTCTCCATTTTCTAAAAATGTATATCTAAAACCTAATGTGTCTCCATGATAAGGTAAATTTAAAAAGTTTCCTGTATCTCCACGCTCCACGAGTATCTCTGTCTGTTTAGGAAATATCTCACTACCGCCAAAGCCTAGCGCCTCTGACATCATTTTTAATTTTGATTGCATCAGTGATGCTGGAATAAACTCTTTCGCAAATAAAAATAAATGTGCGCCGCCAGACTTTGATCTAAATGTTACTAATGGAAACTTTGCTTTCTTTACATCGTCAATTATTTTTTGATGACTTAAATTATATTCATCAACATCAATACATCCCCATCTACACATGTTGTCTTCATTAATAGGTATTACCCCTAGTGCAGGT